ATGATTTATCCCTCCGGACCGGAGAGGGGGACGCGCGTGCGCGCGCATAGATGAAGATGAGCGTTACATCAAGGCTAAAAACATCAGTGAATAAGGCCGTAAAAGCCGGAGTTATCGACAGGAAAAAGCATGGCGCTGCCATCGAGGCTGCGCTAAAGCTTGCTGCGGTGATGGATGCTCCGGGCTGGCCGATCATCGACAAGCGGTATGACAATGTGACGCCGAGTACATTCCTGAAATACTGCCAGGTCCTGCATTTGACTCCCGGCGAAATAATCGAGGAGAAACAGGAGGACAGCATGGTGGGAAACAGCAAGTGGAAGAAGACGGATAATGGAGCTTAGAGGTAATACAGAGCCGAGAATATACACGCCGCCTCTCAGGCCGCTTACTCCTGACGCGTCGATGGGCTTCGAGATAATCGACTTCGCGAAAGAAGTATTGAACATCGAGCTCACGCCGCAGCAGAAGTGGCTGCTTATACATGCCTTTGAGGTGGTCGATGATGAAGAAGCCGGGTGGAAGCTAAGGTTCCGGATTGTGATCGTGCTTGAAGGGCGCCAGAACGGGAAGACCACTCTGGGATGTGTAGTGGCTTTGTATTTTTTATATCAGCTCGAGGTCGGGCTTGTGCTTGGCACGAGTCAGGACGTGAGCAACGCTGAAGACACATGGCAGAAGGTAGTGGAGATGACGCAGGAGATACCTGTGTTGTCGAAAGCTGTAAAGCATGTGTGGTATACGAACGGGAGCAAACGGCTGCAGCTGGTCGGTAATCGTGATTACAGGGTGAAGGCCTCGAACCGTAAGGCGGGGCGTGGGAAGACAGCGAATCTGATTCTTATGGACGAGCTGAGAGAGCATCAGACATGGGATGCGTGGGCTGCGCTGTCTAAGACCGGCATGGCCGTGAAGAACTCTCTGATATGGTGCATGAGTAATGCCGGAGACGGTACCTCAGTAGTTCTTAGACACTTCCGGATCAAAGCGCATGCAAGGCTCGGGGATCCGGATGGAATAGCGAAGGCGATGGGCGAGAGCGAGCCGATCGCGGACGAGTCGGCTGATACCGAAGCGCTTGGTTTATTCGAATGGTCGGCTGATCCTGATGCAGATCCCGGTAATGAAGAGGCGTGGTGTCAGGCGAATCCGTCACTCGGGTACACCATCGATATATCAGCTCTGAAAGAAGCTTATGCGGACGATCCTGCGGACGTGTTCAAGACTGAGTGTCTTTGTCAGTGGGTGACATCGACTGTGACGCCGCCATTTCCTATCGAAGCATGGGAAGCTGGACGCGATGAAAAGAGCAGGATAGTAAAAAGCTCTCCGCTCTGGTGGGGAGTAGACATATCCGCGGACAGGACGCATACGAGCATCGGCGTTTGTGGTCGAAGAAAAGACGGGGCATGGCACATAGAGCTTGCTGAATACAGGAGCGGCACTGCCTGGTTGATCAAGTGGTTTGAAAAGGCTGCTCCGAAGTATCCGGGCGGCATGAAAGTGGCGCTCCAGAGCAAGGGAGCGCCTATCTCGAGCATGATGGACGTGCTCGCCGCGATAGAAGGTGTTGAGATCGTGGAGTGCTCCGGGAAAGATGTCGCGGGATGGTGCGGAAGGATGTATGACGCGGTCGCTGCGGGCTCAGGAGAGTCTGATGCGGTGCGCGCGTATCATATCAGCCAGCCGGCGCTGGATCTCGCGGCGAACATAGCGGCAACGAGACCGATGGGAGACGGAGCCTGGGCATGGGATAGAAACAAGTCTCAGGAGGACATATCTCCTCTTGTGGCAGTAACGATGGCGCTGGGGTCAGCGACGCAGATCGAAAAGTCTAAGTCCTATGACAGTGTATATAATTCAAGAGGCGTGCTCGTCGTATGAGGAGGAGACATATGTCGATATTATCGAGCCTGAAAAATCTATTCAGGCCGGAATACAAATATATTTATTATAACAGTGATTATGGAGTAAGCGTGGCCGAGATGGATGCGGCTACGCTTTATAAATCTCAGCCGAACTTGAGAGCCGTGATATCGTTCCTGGCGGATAATGCTGCGGAGGTCCCGCTCAAGGTATTCGACAGACGGAGCGACACAGACAGGCCGAGGGTGCTCGACAGTCCGGCGGCAAAACTTATGGCGAATCCAAATCCGGATATGACAGCGTATGAATTCAAGCGCTGGATGTATTCGGATCTTCTTTTATACGAAAGATTTCTGACTCTGATACTTCCGAACAAGGACACGGACAGCGGCTGGGCGCTCTGGCCTGTTCCATCGACGTGGATCCTGAGCTACAAGGGTGAATCTCCATTCGCTCCGGACTTTATCATAATCGGGAACAACGGCCTTGAGCCTATCGAGATCCCGAGTGATAAGTTCATCCTGTTCCATGGCTATGATCCAACGGATCCGATGCGTCAGTACAGCAGAATAAGCGCGCTGACAGACTCGCTGCATGAACAGGTCGAGAGTAACAGGTTCAGACGCCAGATGTGGCACAGAGGCGGGAGATTCAATTCGTATATTACTCGTCCGAAGGATGTGGCGCCGTGGAATGACGAGGCTTTTGACAGGTTCAAGGAGACTTTCAAGGGTTCATGGGCCGGAGATCAGGGTTCTGAAGCCGGTGGCATGCCTATTCTGGAAGACGGAATGGAGATCAAGACCGTCCAGTTTAATTCGAGGGACGCGCAGTGGGCCGAATCCGTGAAGCTGTCACGTGAAGACTGCGCAGCGGTATACCATGTCAACCCGGCTATGATCTGGCCGGGCTCCGGACAGACATACGCAAGCGCGAAGGATAACGCCAGGGCATTATATAACGATTGCCTCGCGCCTACTCTGATGCAGGCTACAGATCGCCTTAACAAGGCCGTTCTTCCTACAGTAGGTGAGCCGGAAGGACATTATATTGCTTATGACATCACTATAAAGACCGAAGGGACGTTTGAGGAGAAGATCCAAACGCTGTCGAGTGCAGTCGGAGCTCCGTTTCTGTCAAGGAATGAAGCGAGGGCGAAGCTCGATCTTCCGGCGATCGATGGCGGAGACGATCTTGTCACTCCGCTGAACGTGCTGGTCGGAGGACTCGCATCTCCGAGGGATACGGATCCTACGAGAGAGAGGTTCAATTCCGTTGATGATATAAGAAAATCTTTAGGTCTCAAAGTAAGAGCGAAGAAAACACGCGGAAAGCCGACGGAAGAAGAAAAGAAAGAGCTGTCAAAGGTCTACCGCGACTTCTTCAGGCGCCAGAGCAAGACGGTGCTTGCGAGACTTGGGGCTGATTCTGACAAATGGTGGGATGAAGAACGCTGGAACAACGAGCTCACGGAGGACCTGTTCAAGGCAGCTTTTCCTATAAGCAATGCTGTAGGTAAGGAATCCGTGAGAAATCTCTATGAAGACGGCGAATATGACGCCGATAGGACAGAAGCGTATATCAGAAGCATGGCAAAACGCCGCGCCGAGATGGTGAACCAGACGACTCGCAGCGAACTTGAAGAGGCTCTTTCGGGGGATCTCGACGAAGACGCGGAGAAGTCAACTCCTGAAGGTGTATTTGAAAATGCCGAGGAAAACAGAGCGGATACAGCCGGGGCTGCGTTCGCGGGAGCTATCGTTTCGTGGGCCGCTCTGGAAGCCTGCAGGCAAAATGATAACGGTGATCATAAGACATATAAGACATGGATGGTGACATCGGGGAATCCGAGGGCGTCGCACGCAGCGATGGACGGAGAGACCGTGGAATATGATCAGCCGTTCAGTAATGGCGCAATGTGGCCGGGAGACATAGACGCGCTGAGCGTCGAAGAAGTCGCGGGCTGCCAGTGCGTAGTAGAAATTGAGGTGAGATGATGCTGCATGTGATTTTGGGTCCGCCGTGTTCCGGTAAATCGACATATGTCAAGGAACATGCCGCTGATGGAGATGTGCGGGTAGATTACGACGTCATAGCTCAGGCTCTGGGGAGTATGAGGCCTCATGCCTGTGATGAACCGGTTAGAAGTGCGGCGTATAAAGCAAGACTTGGAGCTGTGCTTTATCTTCTGGATCATCCTGACGTGGAAGGCTGGGTGATCCACAGCGAACCTACTGCGTGGCAGATGGAGAGATACCAGAATGCTGGAGCTGACATCATCGTACTTGATGAAGACGAAGAGACGTGTCTTGCGAGGGCTGAAGAGGATGACAGGCCTCCGGAAGTCATAGAAGAGATCCACAAATGGTTTGAGAGGCATCAGAAAAGCGCCTCTGTAGGAGGAAATATGAATATTAAAACAAAGACAGTCGAAGCCAAGGCTGATAACGGATCCATAACAGGATATGCGTCCACATGGACTAGAGAACCCGACAGCTGGGGAGATGTGGTGAAGCAGGGGGCTTTTGCTGAATGCATCGAGAAGATGAAAAAGGAAGGTAAGGTCATTCCGCTGCTGTATAACCACAATGAGATGGAGCTGAGAAACTTCATCGGGAAGGTCACGGACCTTAAAGAGGATGATCATGGTCTCCTGTTTGAAGCCGATTTCGATGATACGGAAGAAGCTCAGCAGGCGAGAAAGCTTGCGCTCGATGGAAGACTGTGCAAATTCTCATTCGCATACAATGTGCTGGACGCAGGCACCGTCACGCTGGAGGATGGCCGCGAGGCGAACGAGCTGAGGAAACTCGACATATTCGAAGTCAGCCTTGTACTGTATCCGGCTAACCAGGACACATCGGTGGTGAGCGTTAAATCCGGCAAGAGGAACAGCGCGAAGGACGAAGAAAAACTGAGACAGATTATCCAGCTCGCTCAGGAATGCCTGGGGGAACTTGATGATACAGACGAGCAGGAAGATACGGATGCCAAGTCGAAGGATCCGGATACGGACAACGACAAGGAGCAGAAGGATAAGCTGCTCAAAGAAGCTGATGATATTTTATCAAAGGAGTAAGAAGAAATGACACTGAAAGAAATGCTAAAGGCTGCGAAAGATAATCTCGCAGAAGTGAAGAAAGGTGTGGAGAGCGGCGAGAAGACAGCTGAAGATCTCTCTAATGCCATCAATGATGTAAAAGACATCCAGGCAAAGATGGATGCTGCAGCGAAAGCTGATGAGCTCCTGAAGGGACTTGGCAAGCCGGAGACAGCTCCTGCATCCAAGAACGAGAATGAGCCGGAAGCTAAAACTCTTGGAGAGTATGTAGCTCGTGAGCTCAAAGCATCAGGCGCGGATCTCAAGAAGAGAGGCGCAAATGTAACCATCGAGCGCAAAGCGGCTGCAGTAATGGATAAACCATCAGATGTCGCCGGTGCTACTATCGAGTACGAGAAAGAAGTTATCGAAGGATACAGAAGAGAGCTTCTTATCGCAGATCTGTTCAGCTCAGCTCCGATAAGCCAGGCTGCGGTACAGTTCTACCGTGAGTCCAGCACTGTAGAGGGTGGGCCTGATGAAGTAGCTGAAGGAACGAAGAAGCCAATGATGAGCTTCGGAGATGTAGCTCCTGTTACAGTAGCTCTTGATAAGATCGCTTCCTACATGAAGGAAACAAAAGAGCTCGTCGAGGATACTCCGTGGCTGGCTCAGGCTATCAATCAGAGAGGCATGTACGAACATGCGCTCAAGGTAGAAGACTATCTTGTAGGATCGCTGATGGGTACGAGCGGAGTTCAGACGAAGACCGGGCTTGATGCTGATAAGATCTTCGAGGCTGCTATGGATGTAAAACAGCAGACAAAGCTGTCAGCTGACGCTGTGGTCATCAATCCTGTTGACTACCAGACTCTCAGACTGGCAAAGGACGGCAATCAGCAGTATTACGGCGGCGGATACTTCTACGGACAGTATGGCCAGGGCGGCGTAGTAGAGCAGCCATCTATCTGGGGTCTCAGAACAGTAGTATCTCCTGCAGTTCCTGCCGGCACAGCTCTCGTCGGAGCATTCAAGCTTGGCGCCGAGATCCTCAGGAAGGGCGGAATGTCCGTCAACTTCGCATATGAGAATGAAGATGACTTCCTCAAGAATCTTGTATGCATCCTTATCGAGGAAAGACTTGCGCTCGCAGTGAGAAGACCGGAAGCCTTCGTGATCCTGAGCACAGGAAGCGAGTCTTAGTCCGAAATGGAGGGCGTGATGATGAAGATCTACAAATGGCACGGCATGACTATTCAGATCGCGGACGAAGATCTGAAGCAGTATCCAGGCGCAGTTCCTGTGCATGAAAAGAAAAAGCCGGAGCCAAAAGTGAAGAAGCAGACTGCGAAGAACAAATCCCGCAAAAAGCCGGAGAACAAATGAGAACTGCTTGGGGCTATGAAGTAAGCGAGGGGCTCGGACCGATAATCTCGGTCGAGGCTTTCAACGCGCGTACGAACAATGCTTTTGCAGGCAATCAGCGAGTAGGGGCGGCTCTCAAGGCCGCCTCTCAGGCTGTTCGCAACTACTGTGGCTGGCATATCTGTCCGTCGCTCGAGTGTATGGCCCGTCCTGAAGGCGGAGGAATCCTGACGCGTCTTCCTGCTGCATATGTGAGTGACATAAAGTCGGTAAAGGAAAACGGTGAGGAACTCGAAGTCGATACAGAGTACGAATGGCGTGAGGATGGTCTCCTGAAGAGGTCAAGACCAGGCAAATGGGCGGAGAAGTGGAGGAGCATCGAAGTAAGCTATATGGCAGGCTTCGATCCTGAAGCTGTTCCGGATCTCGAAGAGACGATCTGTGCCATTGCTGCCGGAGTTCTTTCGGTAGCATCCGGAGTGACGTCGGAAAGCTCGGACGGTGTGAGCATAAGTTACAGTTCTTCGGCATCGAGTATAGCAGCGTCGCTGACTTCGCAGCAGAGAAGCGCCCTCGAGCCTTACAAGGTGGTGGGAAGCCATGCCGCTTAGTTTTTGTAATGAAACAGTCGAGGTGCTCAGAGCTTCGCTTATAAAGAAGAACGGGATAGAGCTGCGTGACTGGGATAATGCTCAAAGCCATAACGAGCATAGCATTCTGATCACAGCGCAGGCTACATCGCAGGAGTTTGCGGAACGGACGGAGCAGAAGACTGTTCGGAGAACACTGAGAGGACCGTATGATGCGGATATAACAGCGGGAGACCGTATCGTATGGAATGGCGATACATACGACATCGAAGGCGAGGTATTCCATAGTAAATCGCCTACAGGTCGGGTATCATCCACGAGATGCACACTTGTGAGGTTTAATGGATAATGGGCGCAAAAGTAGTAATCGAACATAATGGAGACGGATGGGCCGAGATCTTCAAGTCTGCAGGGATGCAGGCTGTCGTAGATGAGGCGGGAGAAAAGATCAGGGCGAATGCCGGTGACAACTTCCGCTATGATCGTGCGCAGAATAACAGGTTCACGGCTGCGGGTTTTGTAGGCGCGGACAATATTGAGGGCGCGTATGAAGAGGCTGAAGAGAAGGTCCTTACAAAGGCGGTGCATAGATGAGGGTAGCTAATGACATAGAGACAGCTCTATATGATATTCTGGCGGAGGAAGGGTACAGCGCTTCGGCGCATGCACTTCCGGCGACGCTGGGGACTAGTTATCCACATATACACGTGGTAAGAACCGGCGGCTACACGACAGATCTGGTCATAGAAGAGAACAGCGTAGACTTTGATGTCTATGCGAAAAATGAAGCGGATGCCATGACGGCTGCGTCGAATCTGTGTGCTTTTGTGAGATCTCTTACAGGTACACAGGTCGGAGCTCCCTGCTATGCATCTGAGATAGAGACTCTTCCATATAACAATCCGGATCCGAGACATCCAACAATAGGACGCGTCACTTTTAAGGCGCGGATAACAACGAGAACAAGGAGTGAGAACAATGCCTGAAGTAAAAGATGTAAGAGTAGGGCTGCCTGAGCAGGGAACTACAGGAGCGATCCTGAGCGCGCCTCTTGGAACGGCTATTCCCGATCTTTCGGATATCACAAAGGACGGAATCGCATATAATTCCGCTTTCACAGGCAATGAGTATGTCTCAGAAGATGGACTTACTCTAACGCCTACGATGAATACTACGGATATCAAAGACTGGAGAGGAGCTACTGTTAGGAAGCTCTTATCATCGTTTGATGGAACATTAGGATGGTCAATGATCTCGACGAATGAGAATCAGATGAAGCTCACGTTTGGAGAAGAGAATGTCACAGCCGTAGCCGCGACGACTACTCACGGCAATCAGACAAAGACTGCTCTGGGTGCACATCTTCCTGATCCGAGGACATGGCTGTTCCTTATGAAAGACGGTGACGCAAGAATGGTTATCGCGGTTCCTAAAGGACAGGTCACGGAGCTTGGCGAAGTAACATTCAATTCTTCGAATGCGGTAGGCTGGGGCGTAACGCTCGCGACTTATCCGGATGAGAATGGTAACAACGCATACATCATGACAGATGATGGACAGGTTGTTCCTGTGGCTGGCTAATCACATGAATGAGAAAGGAAAATGAAAAGATGAGAAAATTTGGGAAAGACGCGCCGGAACTATTCAGCTTCCAGCTCCAGGGCGACAAAAAAGTATATAAGATACCACTGGCTGCATCGCTGCCATACAGCATCTTGAGAAAGATGCAGTTGCATTCGAATGACGAAAGCGAATTCGATGTTCAGGTGGAAATGCTACGTAAGTATATGGGAGATGTCGTGGATGAGCTTGATACGATCACACTTAGCGACATTCTCAAGGCTTGGGGTGTAGCGTCCAGTGATCAGGGTGCAGAAGTGGGGGAATCTTAGGCCTTGTCCGTATAATAAGCGAGCACGATCGCGCGCTTGAGTATGATCTCATGACGCGGACAGGGCGGACTCTAAGTGAGTACATGGATATGGGGGCGGCCGGCATGGTCGCCCTCTTGTCGTTTATTAGTAACCTTGGGCCGGAATCAGCTCTGAACAGGGAACTGGATCCAAAAGATGAATTCGGCGCATGGTGCACAACGTTAAAGACGAATGCGATACTTGCGGACATCTTCGACGTATTTGTTCAGGCGAATACGAAGAAGGGACATAAAGCGAAAGAGTATCCGCGTCCAAAGAAACATCAGACGATAGGCACTGATGCAATACCGGTCTCGGAGTTCTGGGACTGGTGGGATAAGAAGAGGTAAAAACGAATGTCGGGAAGTGGTACAGAAGTCGCAAGAGCATATGTGACGATCATACCGAAGTCAGATGGAACATCAGACAAAGTTATAGATTCGGTTGTCAATCCACTGAATGACGGTGTAAGCAAAGCCGGAGAGACAGCGGGCAAGCTATTTAATGGTAAGCTTGGAGGAATGCTTGCGAAGTTCGCCGTGCCGGCTGCGGTAGGCGCTGCGCTCGTTGGTGTGGGCAAGATAGGCTTTGACGCGTTCGAACAGGTCCAGGAGGGCACGTTCAACGTCATCAAGGCTACCGGAGCGACAGGAGCCGCTGCGAAAGAGCTTGAAGGAGTATATAAAGATGTCGCCTCTAATGTAGTGGGCGATTTTGGAGATATAGGCGCAGCTGTCGGTGAGGTCAACACAAGGCTTGGCCTTGAAGGCGATGCGCTGCAGGCTGCTTCAGAGGAAACGATGAAGTATGCCAAAGTCAACGGAGTGGATGCAAAGCAGGCGGTACAGGAAGTTACCCGGATGATGAACAATGCCGGGATATCTTCCGACGAATACGCATCCACGCTGGATAAGCTGACTGTAGCGGGTCAGCAGGCAGGCATAGACGTAAGCAAGCTGGCGAACGATGTCAATACGAACGCGGCGAGCTTTAAGCAAATGGGATTGTCTACTGATGATGCCATAGCGATGCTCGCGAATTTTGAGAGATCCGGAGCGAATACGTCTGCGATCCTCGCGGGTATGAAAAAAGGCGTCTCCGAATGGGCGAAAGAGGGCATCGACGCAAAGGAGGGCTTTGCGGAGTTCGTGAAAGGCGTCGAAGAAGGAACGGTAACGTCAGCGGACGCTGTCGATCTCTTTGGAGCTCGTGCCGGCATCACGATGTATGATGCTGCGGAAAAGGGCCAGCTTTCATTTGAGGACATGTACGCTGCCATTACAGGCGGAAGTGAAGGCGCGCTTGATCAGGTATATGAAGATACGCTTTCGGCATCCGAGAAGATGGATCTCGCGATGCAGAACGTCAAGCTCGCTGGAGCTGAGATGTTCGCTCCTATCGCGACTGCGATCTCAGATGCGCTGACTAATGTGATCATTCCGGCAGTGCAGACCGGACGCGACGCTGTTGGAAGCGCAATGGCGACTGTTGGTGAATGGTATAACCAGTATGTCGCTCCTGTAGTCGATGCTGCGAGAACGTATATCGAGCCTGCCCTGGTAGAAGTTCAGAATACAGTTACGGCAGCTATTAGTTATGTCCAGGGCGTTTTTAACAGCGCCATGCCGGCGGTGAGAAGCCTGATAGCTGATGTATGGCCGGATATCAAAACGATCATTTCCAACACGATGGCGGTCATCAGAGCGGTGGTCGTTCCTGTGTGGAATTTCATAAAGACGGTTATAGGCAATAACGTAAAGACGATCGTCGCGGTCGTAAAGGTGTCGTGGCCTGTCATATCCGGCATCATCAAGACGAGTATCGGCGTCATAAAGACGACGATCGGCACTATAAAGACGGTAGTCGGGGCCGTGAGATCCACATTCAACGCTGTAAAGGATGCGATAACGCATCCGGTACAAACGGCTCAGAATACGATAAAAGGCATCGTGAGCAGGATCAAGGGGTTCTTTAGCTTCTCGGTGCCACATCCGCATATTCCGCTGCCGCACTTCAGCATATCGCCTGCAGGCTGGACGGTGGGCCAGCTCATCAAGGGCAAGATACCGTCGCTCAGCGTGAAATGGTACAAAGAAGCTGAAGAGCAGCCGCGTATATTTAGGGGCGCGACTATCTTTGGCGCCGGAGAGCACAATGACGAAGTGCTGTACGGGAGGCGGGCGCTGATGAGTGACATCAGGAGCGCCGTTGACGGCGGCTCTAAGTCGACCGTTATAACCTTCGGCGATGTTAATATCAGCGGCATATCGAATATAGAAGATGCGACGAGACAATTCGTTGATATAGTCAAGTCAGAGATGGAGATAGCGTAATGTCGGAAACGAAAAAGCCTACAGGGCTCAAGATAACACGTGACAAAAACAAATTCATCCTGGAGTGGAAGAAAGGTGACAGCGACTATGGTCAGGGACAGCAGTTCCAGTATAAGCTGGACCGCGCATCTAAATCTGACAAATGGAAACCGTCTTCGGCAAAGAAGCTCGGCGGAAGTAAGAGTTCTAATAAAATTGCGATAACGCTTGCGGACTATTATCCGAACTCCGGGAAGCCGAAACTTGCGAAGGTATGCATGAGAGTCCGCGGCAATCGCAAGAGATATAAGAAGGGCAAGAAAACAATAAATCCGAGCTGGTCGGACTGGGCTTCAAAAGAATTCGATATACAAGTACCGAGTCGGCCTACGCTTGCGGCTGAACTGGATAGCGATCTCAGCAATAAGAGCTTGTTTACGTGGTCGACGGACACATCGGACTCCGCGAACGCTTATTTTGTTGACGTGAAATGGGATGCCATCCTAGTAAAAGATTGCACAGAAACGGATGGCGCGAAGATAAATTTTGATAAAAACGCTTCATCATATCTTACTGGTACAGGAACGGCATCAGGGAGCAAGCCTATTACAGAAGACAGTGCGACTCTTGCGACGGGATCATATACCAGGTGGTTCAGGATCTGCGCACGAGGACCGAGGGGAGACTCGGCATATAGCTACGCGAAGCATGTGTACGCAAAGACTGAACAGGCCGTCATCGATGCCGCTCCGTCTGCGAAGAACAATGATGCTAATGGCATGGATGTAGTAGTGGACTGGGAGGCGCCGGCGGACGCTTCGAAGCCTATAGACAGGACAACGGCTCAGTATTGCATAACGGTGCCTGCGGCAGGAATGACATGCCCGGGAGGAGCTAATTGGACGGACGCGGATATTTCGGGAGATACTTCGGAGAAGGACGCTGCGGCATTTACCATAGATGATGTTCTGGATGCGGATGAATGCTTATTCGTCCGTGTAAACACAAAGCATGATGGCAATATAACATATGGAGCTCCTAAACTTGCGAAGATAGGAACTCTTTCGGATCCTTCAGCTCTGTCTGTGGTGACGGACAACGTAACACATAGAGCTACGATCACAGCGACCAATAACAGCTCGGTTCCGGATTCAAAGCTTGCAGTCCTGTATCGCGATGGAAGCAGAAACTTTATCATTGGGATCATAGCGCATGGCCAGAGTGGCACGACTGTTCAGGGTCCAGACTGGGATGAAGAGGATGCCATATCGTTTGGTGTAGTGGCTGTAGTCGGAACATATTCGGCGGTAACGAGACCTGATGGAGCTGACAGCTATGAAGGCAGCTACCAGATGCGCAGCACAAACGAGCTGTGGGATGGCGGAGCTGTACCAAAAGCGCCATCGAGCGTAACGGTGGAAGCAACGGACAAAAGAGGAACTATCGCGGTAGGTTGGGACTGGCCTTGGAATGCGGCAAATGGCGCCGAGATCTCCTGGTCCGATCATGACGACGCGTGGGAATCGAATGATGAACCGGATTCATATGAGATTCCGTATTTAAAAGCATCGAAATGGTACATATCTGGACTTGATACCGGAAGAACGTGGTACGTCAGAGTCCGTCTGTTTATAAAGAATGGAGACGAGTATACGTTCGGAGCATGGAGCGACATCATTCCTATAGACCTCGCTGAAGTGCCGAGCGTTCCGGTGCTCGTTCTAGCATCAGGCGTTATAACACCTGATGGATCCGTGAACGCCTACTGGGCGTATTCGGCAGATGACGGTACGTCGCAGCTCTACGCAGAGATCGCGGATGCCGTATATGAATCGGACGCATGGCATTATGACAATGTGATCGCGCATGTTGCGGGTGCCCAGAACGTGGAGCTGAAAGCAGCGGAGATCGGCTGGGCTGCCGGGAGCACGCATTATCTCGCTGTAAGAGTAATGTCATCGGCAGGGAAGTTCTCCGATAAATGGAGTAACTTGGTTGCGGTAAAGGTGGCGCCGGCGCTGTCATGCAGTATAGCTTCCACGAGTCTGATAGACGAGACATTACTGATCGAGGACGAAAGCATTACCGTGAAGGCTCTTAAGGATCTTCCGCTCAGCGTAACGGTAGAAGGCGCGGACGAGGAGTGCACGACGGAGGTCGCTATAGAAAGAGTGTCCGATTACAGAGTGATGCGTCCTGACGAAAAGAACTTTGACGGATTCAAAGATGAGACTGTAGCGTCTGAAGTGATCGAAGGCTCCGGGACAGTAGAGATAAGCGCGGATGATGTGGCGGGATCGCTCGATGATGGAGCTGATTATAGAATAGTAGCGACTGTCAGAGACAATCTCGGAAGATCTGTGTCGGACGAGATCCTGTTCATAGTAGACTGGACGCATCAGGCGCTTATTCCTGAAGGAATCGTCCAGGTGGATAATGCGAATTATGCAGCTTTGATAACGCCGAAGGCTCCTGCAGGGGCGCTTTCAACGGACAGGGTAGATATATACCGTCTATCGAATGGATATCCGGAGCTCATATACCCGGATGCGGAGTTTGGAAAGACGTATGTGGATCCGTATCCTGCGATAGGTGAGCTGGGCGGACACAGGCTGGTATTCAAAACGGCAACAGGTGATTATATCACAGAAGATAAAAGGATGGCCTGGAAGGACTTTTACGACGAGGATAATGATCAGCTCGACATTCCGGTCAACATAATCGATTTTAACGGCATACGCGTGGAAATAGAGTATGACATCGACCTATCAGATAAATTTGAGAAGGATTACGAAGAAACGGTATATCTCAATGGCAGCATAAAAGGTAATTACGGGAAATCCGTGAAGAGAAAAACTAATATCGGTACGTCGGTAGTTACAGATGACATCGAGCTTATACAGGAGCTGAGCAGACTATGCGACTATTCGGGACCGATGCATATCAGAACGAAAGACGGGTCATCTTACTGGGCAAATGTCGACGTACAAAGGGACCTTGCGTCGGATACGGCGCACAAGATTGCGAAGTTTACATTCAACGTACAAAGACACGACGCTCAAGATTATGACGGCGTGCCTCTGGAGGACTGGAGATAATGAACTGGGACAAAGGATTTATAGCTACATACCATATGAATCTAGTCAATCCCGTGACATGGCGCGATCAGGGAGCGGTAAAGATGCTGTCGGGAAGTACTTCGAGGACCAATGAAGGCCTTCGTCAGACGGCTGACATTACTGTAAGTGATTTTGAACGGAAGTGCGAGAAGTACGTAAGAGTATGGCTGGAAGCTGAGCAGGGCGGAGATGCTGCGCGCGTGGATCTCTTTACAGGCATAGCGAATGCTCCGAGCGAGAGCATTGGAACATGCAGGACGGAGGTAGATCTGGAGTGCTATTCCGTGCTCAAGCCTGTCGAGGGCATTCCGCTCGAGCGGGGGTGGTATGCTCCTGCGGGGATGCCAGGAGGAGAGCTTATCAAGAATCTGCTCTCGGTAACGCCGGCGCCTGTCCTGATTCATGAAGGCTCTCCTGTTCTCACCGATTACATAATAGCGGAAGACAATGAGAATCGTCTGACTATGACGGACAAGATTCTACAGGCGATAGGGTGGAGACTCAGGATAAATGGCTCGGGGCTCATAGAAGTAGGGCCTATGCCGCAGCGGATCTCTGCGACATTTGGAGAAGAGCGCGACATGATAGAAGCTCCGATTAAACCGAGCGATACATGGTTTCAGACGCCGAACGCGTTCAGAGCGATATCAGGTGATTCGGCAGCTGTGGCGATGGATAGCTCGGCGGAAAGTGCCCTGTCGATAGTAAATAGAGGACGTGAAGTATGGGAGGTGGAGAGCGACTGCTCTCTAAACGATGGAGAGTCTCTTGAACAGTATGCCTTGAGACGGCTCAGGGAAGAACAGAAACGAGCTGGCTCTCTGGATTATGAAAGAGGATTTGATCCTGATGCTGTGCCTTCGGATCTCATTCGGATCCACTATCCGGAATATGGTCTTACGGGTACGTTTTATATAGAGTCTCAGGACATGGATTTTGATACAAAAGCGAGCGTATCTGAAGAGGTGAGCGTATGGGCATGAGGGCTCTGATAAGAGAATTTATACGAGAGATGCGCGCATCTTCCAGCGGTACGGCTCCATATAACACTACTGCGAAAGTAGAGAGAATAGAAGACGATAAGGCGTGGGTGTCGATACCAGGAGGTGTTCCGGAAACTCCCGTCGATATCGCTGGCAACGTAAATGTAGGTGACGAAGTAGAGGTTGGAATCGGCGGAGGGCGTGCCTGGGCTTACGGGAATTATACAGATCATCCTGTGGGCCGTAAAACAGCGCAGGCAATAAGAAAGATCGCAAACGATGCCGGAAAAAGAGCCGGGGCGGCAGCGGAAGGCGTAAGCCGTCTCGAGGTCGTAACCAATCAGCAGGGAGAAGAGATCGAAGCCGTTATCGTAACGGCAAACGGGAAAAACAGGACATACCATCAGACTACTGCGCCGACAGGCGGCGAGTATGCTGTTGGCGATGTATGGTTCGATACTGACGACGATAACAAAATGCATCGATGGAACGGAACGCAGTGGGCGGACGTAACACTGGGCGATGATGCGCTGGATAGTATATCGGCGGATAAGATCACGGCTGGCACGATCGATGCAAGCCAGATCACGGTGTCCAATCTTGACGCCGGGAACATCACTTCGGGCTTCCTCGCCGCAGCCAGGATCGAAACAGGATCTCTCTCGATAAGCAAGACCGACGGCCTGCAGACCGCGCTGGATGGCAAGGCGAGCACGGCTGCGGCTTCAGGCGACGGACAGCTGATATATATAAGCAAAGTGTCCGGAACGGCTTCGGTAAGCAAGAACACTACATGGGTCAGCAGGGCCGATGATGTTCAGAATACATGGACGACGAAGCGCCCGACATATAACAGCAGTTATCCGGTGCTCTTTGTGGCCAGACAAAACAAGATGGTAGATGGTACTGTGTCGTGCACAACGCCGGTCAAGGATGACACTACTACTGTTATCGATGGCGGACACATAACTACCGGCACGATCGACGCAAGTGTAGTCACGGTATCAAATATCGATGCGGGCAATATCACATCGGGCTTCCTCGCCGCAGCCAGGATCGAAACAGGATCTCTCTCGATAAGCAAGACCGACGGCCTGCAGACCGCGCTGGACGATGCGGGCAAAGTAGCGGACGATTTTCTCACAACGATAAGCGGTCAGAGCGGCATATGCGTACATGATCAGGGAGACCTGACGAACTTTCTGAACGTCAAATCCGGGGAGGTTGGCATATATGTCGGTGGCACGAAAGTGGCCACATACGGAGCCACAGACGCGTCGATAGGAGAAGGAAGCGGCACGTCGAGCATAGGACTTTGCGGCAACACGTTTCATCTCACAGGCCGTCAGGTAACAAATGCGGGTCTGTCAGGCGGCGTCCTGTGTCTTGATAACGACAGCACATACACGAATAAATTCATGGTAGTAACTACTTTGACTCAGTCTGAAGAGTCGGGGTGGTTCGGAACGACTTCGAATATCCCGAATCAGGACTTCGGAGTCATGATGGTGAATAAAGGAAGCTCGGATGGCGGAGCGTTTTCCGTAAGCGCACGCAAGAAGAACGGAAAGATGGCGAGCATGTCTCTGACGCCGACGCAGTTCGTACTGGGGCTGAACGGTACGGTATCAGGGAATACGGTAACGAGCGATAATGAATTATGGATTACCACATCGATGATGACATACTCGAAAGACTTCAAGGCGCTCGGCAAAGTCGGCACGCAATATGGATACGATAATCCTGTCAGTTCATCGATAAACGTACATATCACACAGAATGGATTTCTTTACAGGACCACAGCTTCCTCCAGGAAGATCAAGAAAGAGATCACGGACATCAAAGAAGAGGATCTCGCTCCGGAAAAGCTGTACGATCTTCCGATAAGACAATTCAAATACAGGAAGAATCGTCTTGGTGAAGAAGACATGAGGTATGAGACATTCATCCCGGGCTTTATCGCTGAAGAGGTCGCAGAGGTGTATCCGATCGCGGCGGATCTCGACAGCAAGGGCGAGCCGGAAGACTGGAATGTCAGATATGTCGTTCCTCCGATGCTCGCACTGATCCAGAGGCAGAAGCAGGCTATCGATGGTCTGACTGAACGTATAGAAACGATAGAAGGGAGAATTATGTGATGGAAGAGAAGCTTAAGTACATCGACAATGAGCTAAAGGAGATCTCCGTGAAAGATTCCGATGTGGTTCATATGTTCAATGCGAGAGTGGAGCTGGCGAACGCGCTTGCGGAAGCAAAAACTATAGAGGCCTCGCTGAAAGAGCTGCAGGAAAAGGAAAACAAGCATAAAGAAAAAACAAAGTGATAGAAGCTCCTCTTGAAGAGGGGCTTTTTGATATCGGTTATTTTTATCTATAGGAAAGGAGAAAGGCTTTGTTTACTATAGACATCGACGTGCAGAAAAAGCCGGGGATAATAGAACTCGGCGTCCAGGGTGAAAATGCCGCTGAAGCTGCCGTGTTTGATGTGACTCCATGGGTGGAGGAATACGGGACCGGCACAGCGTACATCTATCATCAGAGACTATCTGATGCGGCGCCGTATTTCAAAGAGCTTCCGATAGTCACATCTGACGGAAGAAGTACGGCGACATGGACGTTCGATGCTGCTGATACCGGAGTGAAGGGAGAAGGCGCAGCTCAGCTGCTCTTTGTGAAGGACGACGTTATCAAGAAGACGGCGATCTATGTGACTGTAACCGGCAGGAGCATCGGTGAAGCCGGAGGCGACGTTCCGGATCCGTATGAGGATCTTATTCAAGCGGTAAGAGAAGTATACCAGCTGATTGTGGATGAGAGGGAAGCGACGCAGCAGGCGGCTGGAAATGCACATGAGTCCGAAACGGCGGCAGCAGCTTCGGCAGAAGCTGCATCTGAGTCAGCTACAGACGCAGCGACATCGGCCCAGATAGCGGGTAATACATTTTCTGTGGCAGGGAATGTCACAATTCCTGTAGATCCGGATACAGGTGCGGTTTATGCGGTATTTAATGAGGAGGAGTAAGAGATGTCAGTTACAGTTGATTTGATTAGAGACAGCTCATTTACGGCCAAGATGGACAAACAGAACGCACTGCTAGAGGTTATGGCTGCACAGTCCCTTGAAGCTCTTATGAGTGATTGGACGGGGCTCGAGGCGCTGGCCGGAAGCGGGCTGTTCGGCGAGGCTTATGAGATCGGAACACAGTTCACAGACGAGTGGAAGGATAAGGCTACGAATGTTGCATATGCGTATCCGATGCAGCTTAACCATATTGGCAATGTGGAGCTGGAGGATGGAGAAACTCTGGAGAGCAGGCCGTTTCTTCAGGCGCATTTCGCGCATCCGTTTGGAGTACAGTTCTCTCATCAGAGAGGCTTCCTGAGATGCCCTTCGGGGCTTGCTACGGGAACGTACTATTTCACTATCGAATCCGCATGGGGAACGAATGTCCAGGCGGGTGATAAAGTATGTTTTACAACGACGATGGCGGTCCCTGCAGGGGGACGAGTAGCAGGATGCTATGGCGCTCCTGATCAGGCGAAATCTAACTGGAGGATATATACGTATTCTGCAGATGGAAAGACTGTGCTGGAGACGATCACGCCGACATTCACCGCATCCGGGACGGACCTCGGAACTATGAAATATGCTACCAGGAACGGAGATCTGAACAGTCTGCAGGAGATGGCATACGGCTGGAACAGATGGAAGACATCTGCACTGAGACAGTATCTTAATTCCGCAGCAGGGGTCGGCGCATGGTGGACGGCTCAGGACGACTGGGATATCGCTCCGGACCAGTTGACGACAAAGCATGGATTCTTATCCGGCTGGGATGAGAGTTTTGTGGACTCGCTGAAAACGGTGAAGGTCGTTACTTATCCGAATACGGTTCAGGACGATACCGGCGGGAATACTCCTGACATCACATATGATAAGGTGTTCCTGCCATCGCTGGAAGAGATACACGCGAATCCGGAGAAGGCCGGAGAAGGCGAGTATCACGAATACTGGAAGCGCAAGAGCCAGAGGACTACGCCGATGGCACAGGGCGGCACATATCCGCAGATCATAACATATGCAGTCGAGAATCATACGAGTGCGCAGACCGTGCGGTTGCGCTCGGCGTATCGTGGCTACGCGCATAATACGTGGTATGTCAACTCTTCGGGCTACGTCGGCAGCCACGGCGCGAGCAACGCGCTTAGGTTCTCGCCGCTTGTAGTCCTGTAGAATCGGAGATCTTAGTATCCCCGCACCCACTGGATGCGGGGAAAGAAGGAATAGATATGGCAGTTAACGCTGGGGAAAGGAATGTTCCTGACACTCCTCAGAATAGACAGCTCGAAGCTTGCGAGAAAGCTATGAACCTGGCGATCCATACCATTCAGATCTGCAAGAATAAAAAGATCTTTACGGTGGAATACCAGGATGCCCTGACGAATGACATAATCCGCTGCGCGAAGGATGTGTATATCTACGCTTGGGAAGCGAATAACACATATGTGAGCGAGCTGGGTGATGGTAGATGGCCACAGAGAGAAAAACTCCAGTTCCTCGCGATATCGAAGTGCAATGAGCTCATAGCTCTGATCAATATCGCGAGGAGGCTGTTTCATTTGAAGGGGAAGAAAGTCAGATATTGGACGCAGCTCGTCATCGATACCAGAGCGATGCTTCGCAAGTGGCACGATGCGAATGCGAAACAATATAGGGTGTAGGTTATGCAGAACGTGCGGTTGCGCTCGGCGAATCGTGGCAACGCGAATAATACGTGGAATGTCAACTCTTCGGGCAACGTCAACAACAACAACGCGAGCAACGCGAATAGGTTCTCGCCGATTGTGCAGATGGTGGAGCGGAAAGCCTGTGTGTAGCATAGGAGCTCCCGATTACAGACACAAGGAACCGAAGCCCTCGTCTTTGGACGGAACAATACTATAGCAATGCGGAGGACTTACGAGCCTGATCTGCTATCATGTTATGGAAAATACAATAGGATATGACGCTTTATGGGAATCGGGTATGAAGTGCAAACGCTGCGTGCTGTGGAAACCGTCAGTCAAGCACTTCGACCTTAACGCTGTAGAAGAAGTGTGCCGGATGGAGAAGAAACTCAAGAATGGCACATGGAAGAACGGCAGGCCAAGGCCGATCAAAATACTATATCCAAAGAAACGCGATGGTCTGAGTATAGCTATACGTGACAGAGTGTATCAGAGAAGCATTAATGACAATGTTTTATATCCCGCTGTGACAAAGGCGTTTATCATCGATAACTGTGCCTGCCAGAAAGGTAAAGGTATAGACTTTGCGAGAGCGAGGATAAAGAAGCACTTGTGGAATTATTACACGCACTACGGAGCATCCGGGTATATCCTGCAGATAGATATCAAGGGGTATTATCCGAATATGCGCCATGATGCAGTGAAAAAGAAATTCCGCCGCTATCTCGATGATGATACATACAGTAGAGTGTGTGACGTGCTCGACACTCAGTACGTGGGAGACGTCGGATATAATCCGGGATCACAGATGGTACAGATTGCGGGGATATCGCTCTTAGATGATTTGGATCATTACTGCAAAGAACGGCTGCATGCAAAATACTATCTCAGGTATATGGATGACGTTATGATCATAATGCATGACAAGGCGGCTCTTGAACGTGTGCTCGAGGATATAGCGGTTGAGCTCCGGAAGATCGGATTCAGGCTTAATGAAAAGAAAACACATATCTCGTCACTTGAGCGAGGATTTTTGCTTCTCGGGTTCGAATATAAAATGACGGAGACCGGCAAGGTCATCATGTCGCTTAATAGCGAGAATATCCGGCACGAGCGGAAGAAGCTCAGAAGGATGGTAAAGTTGGCAATGCAGGGCAAGGTAACAAGAGCCAAGGTAGATGAATGTTATCAAAGTTGGAAAGCTAACGCGAGCAAGGGAAACACGTTCAAAATGATCGAGAGAATGGATCGTTACTATCGTGATCTATGGAAGGAGTGAAAACATGGTAAGAGTGGAGCGCGTAAACATTACGGAGCAGACTGAAAGAGAAGCTGCGAACGCGAGGGCTGCCAAAACTGCAGCGGTACAGGATTATAACATTATGATGGGGAATCTGGAAGATCCGGATGAGGAGGAAGAAGATGAGTGAGCATAGCGAAAAGTTTGAGCTTGTAAAAGGATACTATGAAGCTGGTCTTTGGAAGAAAAAGGCTGTGAAGAATGCGGTCATCAAAAGCTGGATCACAGCTGAAGAATATGAAGAGATCACAGGCGAACCTTATGAGGGATAGCCTTGAGCTCGATGAGATGATAGCGGAGCTCGATCTTCCGGATCTGATTGACTTATTACGTAGGATCGCCGAGGAGATAGAGCTCCGGGTTATGGAAAGGCAGGAATGACATGGAGAATTTAGCGGTAGCTTTCCTGACGCCGATCTTGACGGGGCTTATTGTTTGGGCTATCGAACGCCACAGAATGAAGGAAGAGGCTGTTCGCGAGGAAATAGAACAGGTCAACCGGGAAGTAAATAATGCCACAATGGAGCTGTCGTATGCGACGTCGATCGCTGTAACTGATGGCAAGAAGAATGGTGAGCTTAAGAGAGCGAGAGAAGCATACGATAAGGCGGTAAAGCATAGAAACGAACTCGGGCAAAAACTCATGATGAATAAGAGGTGATGTGAAATGAAATATCTTATTCAACACAGAAAGGAATTCGCCATCACTGTAGCGGCTGCTATAATGGCGATTATCAATCTGATCAAGGCGATCCGCTCAGGCATACTCAGCGAGGACGCGATAATAGCCGTGATAGTGACGGCGCTGGGTGTTCTCGCGTGGTACTACAATATGCCTACATCGCAAGAGAACCATGAAGCGACCGAAGCAATGCGTCAGAGGAAAGAAGAAGCGAAGGCTGGATATGTAGGCGAGAGATTCTTTGATGATCTGGACGAGGAGGATGTAGATGAATAAGACGGTATTCAGTCAGCTCGATCGCAGATGGGCTGGTCTTCCGTATCCTGTAAAGCCATGGACGCTGAGCACGAGCGGCTGCGGATGCGTGTCAGTCACGCATCTTCTGATCGAGACGGGAAAGTATAAAAAATACACTCCGAAAGATGTGCAGCCGTATATGAAACAGTTTGCCATTGCGGGTCAGGGAACGTTATGGTCTGGCATCAAGACATCGCTTGAGCATTATGGCTTCAAAGTCATAAATCATTCTACGATGACTGGGATCTTCGATACGCTGAAGAACAGGAAACAGAAGATGGGAATCATCCTGTTCAGGAAAGGAACGAAAGGCGGCGTCACATGGACTACCAGTGGGCACTTTGTGGCTTTCCTGGACTATAAAGTGTCGAATGGTAAGCACTATTTCTACGTGAAGGACAGTGGCGGGAGAAGACATACCGGATGGTATTGCTATGAGACTCAGATGAAGGGGCTTATCCCACAGATCTGGAGCGCGCTTCCGCCGGCTGAACCTAAAAAGGTCGTGAAGACGGCTGAGAAACAGACATACAAGATCAAGTTCGCGAAGAACGGCGGATCCGGAAGCATGCAGACTATCACATGCGAAGTCGGAAAGAAGATAAAGCTTCCGAAAAATCTGTTCAAACGTACCGATTTCGAATTTGTCGGGTGGAGCGTAGGCAAAAGCAAGTATGTGAATATGGATCACTTCCAGCTCGGGAAGGTGAAGTATAAGAACGAAGCGGCAGTCAAAGACCTGGCAGCTGCCGGGAAAACGGTGACTCTATATGCGTGTTGGAAAGGCTGCGGCGCTTTGGCTGCATGTTTGTGGGCGCGCAAGATCGCCAAAGACAATTCGTTCATGTATGGAGCTGCGTCGGGGATCTGGAACAATGGGCGCGATAGAGCTCATCAGGTAGGCTGCTATTTTTGCGGCACGACAAGGACCGGCCCGAAGAGGGCTAAGAAAGGAAGTGACTGGGAAAAGACGTACTGCTGCAATTCATTCGTTGTGGCTGCGTTCGTACACGGCGCTAACCTGGCAGAAAAGTGTGTGGGGGGAAGTACGAGAGCGAGCTGGTGGCCATCATGGAAGCCGGGCGGGAAACGCCGGTTCAAGATCCTTGGCACTAATCTAAAGTATTCCGAGCTGCCGCCGGCTACGGTATTGTGCAGTGGCACTCATGTAAAACTGTTTACCGGCAATGGAATGATAAACAGAGTCACGCATGCAGCTGGAGAAGGATGGACTAAGAAATCTATAAGAACCGAGCTCGTCAGCGGCAGGATCGGTGAGAAGTATACTGCCGTTAAATTTTTGGGATAGTGATCATCTTTTTACCTTTCATTTTTTATAAGGCCCCTGGAGGAACGTACCTCTGGGGGCCTTATTTTATTTATGCAGCATAAGGGTAGCCACTTGGGTAGCCACTTGAAAGGGGTAAAAAGGGGCAAAAATGGGGTGTTTTTGCATCAAAAACGGCCTTAAAAAGAGCAATAAAATGGCCCTGCAAGTGCTCGAAAAGTGAGTAATTGCAAGGCCTTGCGGGTTTGGTGCACCAGAGGCGATTCGAACACCCGACGCACGGTTTAGGAACGTTTTTTGAATCGTTGAAATATCAACGTTTTACGGCTGGGTAGCCACTG